TATGTTCCAAAATCTTGACTATGAAATACTTGACCTAGGTCTTGTTCTGTACAAGGGTGTGGTAGAAAACCCTAACAAGATAATTGAAGATATCGCTGACCTAGATTACAGATATGCAAACAACGAACATGCTGGATCGTCCACACGCCTAAAGCCATGGGGTATCTGGGACTATGGAGAAAACAAGTTCTGTGAAAAGAGATACCTGCTAGAAGAGAAGCACATCTCAGAAGACGATTACTATGGCAAAGAGCAAATCTCTATATACAGAAGGCTTGACTCTAGCCTTAGCCTAGCACTAAAGCACTACTCGGAGGTGCTGTATCCGTTTGCTAAAAACAATATAAAAGGTAGGGAGCAGTCTATCCACATCCTGAGATACACAGATGACGGCTTTCTTCCTGCTCACCAGGACCAGGGCGTTAGTAGCAGGGTCTTGTCAGCAGTAACATATCTTAATGACGACTACGAGGGCGGAGAGATCGAGTTCGTAAACTCTAATGTAAGAATTAAGCCACCTGCAGGTAGCATCATATTCTTTCCCTCAAACTTCCTGTACGTACACGAGGTCCACAAGATGACTAGTGGTCAGAGGTATGCTCTGCCCTACTGGTTCCACAACAGAGAGATCATCGTAGAGTCTGACGGAAGAGAATAATTCTTGACAGCATCACCAATAAGTGATAGAATAGTTACGAGTATTTAGGAGGCTATTATGGCTAAAGCACAATTCCCCATTGACGGCAAACTTGGAGTAGATTTCAAGGCTACGTCACTAATGGGCATGAGAATTCACCCAGTAACAAAGAAGAAGAAGCACCACAATGGTACTGACATCTGGTCTAAGCATGAGCCATGCTGGATCGAAGCACCGTATGACGGCAAGGTACTTGAGGCAAAGAAGTCTACCGCTGCAGGTGGTGGCTTTGGTAACTACGTTATCTTGCTTCACAAGATTAACGGCAAGGACTACACAACCCTATACGCACACATGGGCGACGGAACCGTTAAGGTTAAGAAGGGTCAGAAGGTGGAAGCAGGTACTCCACTAGGCAAGATGGCTTCTACTGGTATGTCAACAGGCAAGCACCTGCACTGGGAACTTAGGCTTGGCAAGCAGCACATCTGGGACGCCAACGGCAAGAACTACATTGAGCCTATTGCATTCTTCAAGGCATTGATTGCATCTGAGAAGGCTATAGCATCTGCTGCAGTGGTCGCTACCGAAGATGATCCAGTTGCACCAGCACCAACGCATGACGAGTCTGGAGCAGCAGCACTAGAAAAGCCAGCAGTGGCAAAGCCAGCAGCACCTAAGCCTGCTACTACACCTGCAAAGCCAGCACTTAAGGGCACCTTAAAGAAGGGCTCTAAGAATGGCTTGGTTACATATCTTCAAAACTCTCTTGGCGTTGTAGGGGACACCCCTGGAACATTCGGAGAAAAGACTCACCTAGCGGTAGTTCACCTTCAGAAGAAGCACAAACTAACTGCAGACGGTATTGTTGGTCCTCTAACCTGGGGAAAGGTTAAGTAATGTCTGATTCCAAAAAGCGTAGTTTTCTAAAGACTGCAAGTTGGGAAACCTTTCACCTTGTTGGTGTGGCAGGAGTCATCTACTTGTTCACTGGCGAGTGGGAGTATGCCACTTGGGGTGCACTACTTTACATTGGATGGGAAGCAATTGGCTACTTTATTCACGAACGCCTGTGGGCTAAGTTTGGCAAGAAGGTTAACTAATGCCAACATATGAGTACGTCTGTAGAGAGTGCGACATAACACTAACAGAAACAAGAAGCATTCACGATCCATCACCAGAGCACATGTGTGAAAAGTGTGGGTATAGAATGAACCAAGTCCTAGGTGGCGTTGGTATTCAATTTAAAGGCAGCGGATTTTACAGAACGGATAAGTAATGGTAGAGACACAAGAGTGGGTACTTACTGCAGCAGATCGTTGCGACAGTTGTGGGGCACAGGCATATGTTCAGGTCAGGGGTATCTCTGGAGAACTTATGTTCTGTTCTCACCACTACAATAAGGCAAACGGAGAGAAGTTGGAGTCGTTTGCATTTGAGGTAATTGACGAAAGAGATCGTCTAATTGAGAATAGGCTGAAGAGTTCAGATGATAACTAAATTTTACGAACCATTTAACTATGTGTTGCATGGCAGGTTTGACGTGTCTAAAATTGCAGAGCATGTTAGACAGTATGCAGACGAATGGTTCTTGGACACTTCAAGACAGACCACTAGCCCAGTACACAAGGAGACAAACTCCGTATTTATATATGACCACAAGACAAACTGGTCTATCTATGATCCATACGAACTGATTGTCAACGAGTCCCAAAAAGAGATGCAAGAACTTATCAAGCCGATCGTGGAGTATCTGGAGGCACACCACGGTGGCAAGGTTGGAAAATGCTTGTTTATAAAACTACCTGCACACAAGTCAGTTGGAGAGCATACAGATAAGCAAGATTACCTAAATGCTACGAGAAGGCACCACATAGCAATTGAAACAAATCCAGACGTCTTGTTCTTTGTTAACAAAGAGCCCAAGAATATGGCGGTAGGGGAATGCTGGGAGATCAATAACAGCAAACTTCATGCTGTAGAAAACAATGGCGACACAGAACGCATACACCTTCTGATAGACATAATGCCAAATAAGTTTATTGACAAATCATTTTTAAAGCCACAAGAAATGGAGAAGCAATGATTATTCAAATAATCGGTCTTCCAGGATCTGGCAAGACAACGCTAGCCAATGCCCTCAAAGAGCGAGTCAACGCCATTCACCTGAATGCAGACAAGGTCCGTGCAACAGTAAACTCTGACCTAAAGTTTAGTGAAAAAGACAGAGTGGAGAATGCCAGACGACTTGGAGAGATGGCTAGGCTACTATCTGAGCAGGGACATACAGTAATTGTAGATTTTATTTGTCCCACCAAGAAGACCAGAGAAGCATTTGGAACGCCAAACATTAAGATTGTGCTTAACACAATTGTATCTAGCCGATACACAGACACCGATGCAATGTGGATCCCTGTTGTTGACGCTGACTATACTTTTTATGAGTGGAAGCCAGCCACCGAAATGGCAGACGACGTTATAAAACACTTCAGCCTGTTTGACTGGTCTGCACCTACAACATTAATGCTTGGAAGATATCAGCCATGGCACGAAGGTCACCAGGCTCTTAAGGAAGAAGCCCACAACCGTACTTACCAGGTGCTAGTTGGGGTAAGGAATACGTACGGAACTTCAGAAAAGGATCCACTAACCTACGACGAGGTTGAGAAGTATGTTAAGCAGAATAACTCAGACTATAGAGACACATCAGTAATGCGTCTGCCTAACATTACCAATATAGTTTATGGTCGTGATGTAGGCTATAAGATTGAGCAGGTAGAGTTGTCGCCAGAATTGCAGGCTATTTCTGCTACGCAAAAACGCAAGGAACTAGGCTTGTGAATAAAGGCGAACTAATTTTTGGCACAATGCCTATAGGAAATGTGCGTGATACCACTCATAGCCTTATAGATAGTATAAAAAGTGCAGACGTAATAGCAGTTGAAAATAAAAAGCCAATAGTCGAAATAATTAATCATTATGGGATATCCACAGATGCAGAGATTGTTTCCATGTTTCCATCAGACTTTATAGGAAATAGGGATAACGACATTAGCGTTTCTCTCAAAACATTTGCTCGTGCGGAGCAGATCCTTGACCTCCTATCTAAGGGCAAAAAGGTGCTATGCGTCTCTGACGAAGGAAGTGCAATCGTTACAGATCCATTTGGCATGAAAGATTTCATAGTTGATGCAGGATATGAGGTAAAGATTCTTCCAGGTCCATCTGCAATCATATCTGCATTGTCCTATTCAAAAGGATATGATGGTGGGTCATTTTCTTTTCATGGAATGTTGTTCTATGATCCAAACAAATCAAAAAAGTATCAGATGATAGAGCGTTCAGCGTATCCCTCTGTTATTTTTTATCACCATGAAATTCAAGAACCTTTCTTAAAAGAACTAGCAGATGCCCTGGGTACTGAAAGAAAAGCAACACTCTTGAGTAGCCTAACAACAAAAGACGAAATAATATTCACAGGCTCTATTGGTAAAATAATTGACTTTGTTTCTAAAAACGATATACAGATTCCAACCATAGTTGTTTCTGGGAATGTGGTGGAACAATGAAAGAAACAAATAAGAGGTCTATAATCAAAGCACTAACCTATAGGTTTTGGCAAAGTCTAAATACTTTCATAATTTCTTTGGCGATTACTGGTAAAATAGATATGGCTGCTGCCATTGTTAGTATTGAAGTTGTAGTAAAGATAGTTATCTACTTCTTCCACGAACGCATTTGGAGCAAGATTAAATGGGGTTTAAGAAATGTTTGAGTATTACGTAAAGCAAGTAACCAACGTAGTAGATGGAGATACCATTGACGTTGTAATCGATCTAGGGTTTGACATTAGTTTTACCTCACGTGTTCGTCTGGCTGGTATTGACACACCTGAGTCACGTACCACAGACAAGGCAGAGAAGGCTCTAGGGCTTGAGTCAAAGAAGTACCTGGCAGAGCGTATCAAGGCTGCTAAGAATATTGTTATTAAGACTGAGAAGATGGATTCATCCGAAAAGTATGGTCGCATCCTAGGATGGCTATACCTTGATGGCGAAGGCAACTCAATCAATCACGAAATGATTGAAAAGGGCTATGCTTGGGGATACTTGGGCGACACCAAGGTTAAAGACTTTGATGCACTAGCAAAAGCACGTGCCAAATCTGGCAAGTAGGTTTTGTTGTGGAATATTTAATTGGCTCCACCTCGACTATCGTGGCATCACTGATTATATTGTTTATTGTTAAGAGAGTTAATGCCAGCAAGCCAAGGGTAGGCAGAGTATTCCACAGTCAGAGCAACATCTACGAGAGAATAAAACCAGCAATTCCCTACATGCCACCCAAGGAAAAAGAGTCCCAGGCAAGGAATCACAGGAAGTCTCAGATGGTTCGCATTGCTGTGATCGAAAACAATGCATATTGGATATCAAACAACAACGTATTCGTGGCTCCAGTTACCGAAGAGGGAATGGTTGACTATTCCTCTGGAACGCCTATTGACACAATGGCTATGGATAAGGTAGAATTGAATAGAATAAGTTATATAGTTGAAAGACTGACGGAAGGAAGTGATGATGATAGTAGCAATACAGGGAACCAAAGGCTTTAATGACTATCAAATATTCCTAAGAGCAATTGGAACGGCACTAAGGGATTTGCCAGAAGATGACAAGGAGTTTATCATCTACTCTGCTGGTCCAATGCAGATCAATTCTTTTGGTCAGGAGTTTTCTAACATCACCGAGCGTACCCTAAAGTCGCAAGGAATTAAGATTAAACTAGTTAAGGTTCCACCAAAGTGGATCGACGAAAACCTTAACTACATAGACTACTTTGCCTTTTTCTCCAAACCAAAGGAGACCTGGTCAAAGCAGGCACAGAACGCACACGACAAGGATGCAAATCTTTGGGTGTACAGATTCTAATGCAAAACACAAATAGCAAACCTATACAACAAGGAGTGAAATGTTAATCAAATCACTTGAAGTGATGGAAGAGATTGTCAAGAATAATGGCAACCTTTCATGGGATGGCTGGACAGTCATCGAAAACAAGACCAAAGAGAATGGTGCTATGTCTAAGGATGGAGCACTAGTTGACGGTAAGTGGATCGTACAGAAACGTTACGAGGCAACTGCCGATGGTTGGGAGATTCCAAATAAGTTAGTTGGCTGAAATGGATAGGCACGACTGGAAGAAAAAGGCTGCCTGCCTGGGCATGGAGATAAACACATTCTTTGACGACTATGAAGAAGAACCTGACTCAAGGGGTTTTGTTGATTCAATATGTGCTGAATGTCCTGTAAGAAAACAGTGCTTTGCATCTGCCGTAACTAACAAGGGTTGGGGAGTCTGGGGAGGAATCTATTTTGAAAATGGAAAGATCTCTAGAGAGTTTAATAAACACAGGACAAAGCAAGATTGGTCAGAGACATGGAAGACTCTAACTATGGATAAGGATAAATAATGTATACCGATGAAATGCGTAGAGCGTTTAGATCAGTTCCTGCACCAAGAAACTTCGGGGTAGAACTCATTGACAATGATCACTTCATTAGTGTGGTTGCAAGAGAAGACACCTTTATGCGTCTGCTGGACGAAGACAAGAGGTCTGCTATTGAGTACATGGTAAGGGTTAAGAAGGCTCTTGAGGACAATGGGGCTATCGTGCTTCTAATCCGTGAGGGCGGAAAGGAACAACTATGAGATATGACATCATAGCCTTTATTCTTATTGGGTTTATAGCCCTGGTATCTACTGGGTTTGCATCTTTTCTGTTCTTTAAAAATAGAAGAATGGTAAAGACAATTATAGAACTTCATGTACAAAGAGGTGCACTAGAGGATTTAATATCTCTACATGCAACAAGGCAGGATTCGCCTAGCGAGCAGGGGGATGGGTTTATCAAGTTCCTATCTGATTCTCGTGAATGGGCATTTAACTATATTGATAATGTCCAGAACACAATTCTCGTATTGAAAGAAAAATACGATAACAAAAAGGCAATTGATGAATCGTTAAAAGAACTATTCAAAATGTTGCCAGATAATAACAAGGAGAAATAAAATGAACACACAACTAAAGGCACTCTTGGCATCATACGGACGATCAGTCCTTGGTGCTGGTCTTGCACTATACCTAGCAGGTGTGCCACTAGAGGATCTATTGTACTCTCTATTGGCTGCTTTGGTTCCAGTAGCACTACGCTACGTAAACCCAAAGGACCCAGCGTTTGGTAGAACACTGCCACCTGTAGAAGAGGTTGCAGAGGCACTAAAGGATGTTAAGGTAGTAAAGGCTCCAGCAAAGAAGCCTGCTGCTACTGCTAAGGCACCTGCTGCAAAGAAGACTACACCAAAGAAGTAGTCAGAGCAAAAAGATAGCCAGGGGAAACCCTGGCTTTTCTTTTACCTAAAAGTCTTCGTGATATATTTTAGCGGTATGAATGATGTATACCTTGTCAAAACCAGCAGCGTGGAAGTTCTGACAAACAACCACAGTGTCACAATCAAACTTATTTGTGACTGGGTTTATGTATCCATACCTAACTCCATCCTTAAATGGCTGTGCACGGTATAGGCAGATACCATTAGATGTTGCATAGTACCAATCATAGGGCTTGGATGTGATGTCAAACTTCCTAACCTCTTCGTGACTGGTGAACCTTGGTCCCTTACGAGTAGCCCAACTATCATAGATGGGATGGTTGTTGACTGTTAGACCAGACACAATATCAAAGTCTGGCTCTAGGCTTTTAAACTCTAGGATTTGCCTTACGGTGTCCATGTCAAACCTCATGTCTGATTCGATCATCATTACGTAATCAGACTTTTCCAAAAAGCCAGGCACCTCTATAGCCTTGTTCCTTGCAATAGAAAGGTTCTTTACCCTCTCCTTAGACTTGACAGAGCCATAGTTGTTTGTCATTAGTTTTTCAGAGACGAACGAGAAATCCTTAAGAAATGACCAATCTTTAGACTGGATCTTTTCAACGGTATCGTCTGTGGAGTCGTTTTCATAGATAGATAGGATAAAGTTATACCCTGGAAAGGTAGACACAATCTCCTTTACCTGGTTGTGGTATCGATCTATATACCGTGACTCATTTCTGATCACAGAATAAATAAGTATTGTTGGCTTTGGCATGGCTCCCTTTTCTTCATAACAATTATATCATCTCTAATAGACTATGGTATAATTAAACCCATGGAACAACTAATCTCACAACTAAAGCAACTTCTTGCAGACAACATTGCCCTCAAGTTTAGGGCACACGGATACCACTGGAACGTAGAGTCAGACGACTTCAAGCAATTCCACGACTTCTTTGCAGGAATCTACCTAGACTACGACGATGCAACAGACACCTACGCAGAGTGGCTAAGAATTTTTAAGACTTATGCACCATACAGGCTAGCAGACTTCTTTGACATGTCCTCCATGCCAGAGCCTGTACTTGTTGGTGACCCTCAGCCAATGCTTGCCGATCTTTATATGTCGATTGAGAAGCACATAGAAGACCTAAAGGATGCAATTACAACTGCAACTACAGCCAGAGAGAATGGGCTGGTTGACTTCCTATCTGCACGTCAGGCTATATCTCAAAAGTTCTGCTGGCAGATTCGTGTAAGCATGGAAACAGAGGAGATGTACTAATGCCATATCGTGTTGGAGAAAAGGGATCGTACGGTTGTTCTGGTTACCCTGCTCTAAAAGATGACGGAACCGTAATGGGTTGTCACGACACTGCCGAAGAAGCAGCCAATCAAATTTATGCTATCAACCAGTCCGAGGGTAATGTTGACAAGGTAGCACCATGCTGGGATGGTTACACCCAGAGAGGTATGAAGCCAGGTGAGGGCGGAAGAATGGTTCCAAACTGCATCCCAGTAGCAAAAGCAGATCGCCCAATCTCTGAGGGAGACTACGTAATGGGCGGAACCTCCGAGGGTATCGTTGTTGGTCAGGTAGAGCACATTATGACTGAGGGCGGAACCTATGGAGTCCCAGGAACAGAATACGCAATTGAATCTACCCCAGAGAATCCTGCTATGGCAGTAAGAATGTTCGAGCAAGAAGAGGATGGAAAGTTCTGTCCTACAGCATACTCAATCGGTATGCTTTATAATGACGCAATGATCGTTGATATCGAGATTGCAGAAGAGGATGAAGATGAAAAGTATATGGACAAGGCTGAGGGCTATTCTCCTCCTGCTGGTGCCAGGTCTGCTGCTCGTCGTGCTATTAAATTCAAGGAAGATGGCAAAGCCACTGGAGCAGGAACTGCAGTTGGATGGACTAGGGCTAGACAGTTGGCTAATGGAGAGACACTCTCGCTCAGTACTGTAAAGCGTATGTACTCATATTTCTCTCGTCACGAGGTTGATAAGAAGGGTAAGGATTGGGGAAGCCAGGCTAACCCATCTAATGGCTACATCATGTGGCTTGCTTGGGGTGGAGACGCAGGGTTCTCCTGGTCTCGTGGTATTGTTAACCGTATGAAAGATAAGTCAGTGTTTGCTGAGTTTGGTAAGGATTACACTAAGCCAACATCACTTGACGTTATCTGGAAAGACTAATAATGAAAAAAGCAATTATTACTGGCATAACTGGTCAGGATGGTTCATACCTAGCAGAACTACTTCTTAACATTGGCTATCAGGTGCACGGTATCGTAAGACGATCATCCACAGACAATCTAATTAGACTTAAAGGCATTTTAAGCAATGACAATCTCTTCCTTCACCAAGGAGATCTTACCGATTCGGCATCCATTGCTAATCTTATTAAACTTGTTGAGCCAGATGAAGTGTACAACCTTGGTGCACAGAGCCACGTACAGGTATCATTTGACACACCAGAGTTCACTGCAGAGGCAGACGGAGTTGGAGTCCTAAGAATCCTTGAGGGCATCAGAAGTGCTGGACTGGCAGATAAGACAAGATTCTATCAGGCATCCACCTCTGAGATGTTTGGCAAGGTACAGGAAGTACCACAGAAGGAGACCACCGCATTCTATCCAAGATCTCCGTACGGTGTAGCAAAGTTGTACGGTCACTGGATTACAAAGAACTATCGGGAATCCTATGGTATGTTTGCTACCAGTGGAATCCTATTTAACCACGAGTCACCTAGACGTGGGGCAAACTTTGTGACAAGCAAGATTGTTTTGTCTCTTAATGCTATTAAAGAGGGTACCATGGATACCCTGGAACTTGGCAACATAGACGCACTTCGTGACTGGGGTCACGCTAAGGACTACGTATACGCTATGTGGCTGATGCTACAGGCTGATGAACCAGATGACTTCGTTATTGCTACAGGTGAACAGCACTCAGTCCGTGACTTCGTAAACATTGCATCTAAGTATTTTGGCTTTGACATTGAATGGCAGGGCACTGGGGTAGACGAGATTGGCATTGACAAGAACACTGGCAAGACTATCGTAAAGATTAACCCTAGGTTCTTTAGACCTGCAGAAGTTGAGACCCTCCTGGGCGATCCTGGCAAGGCTGAGACCCAACTGGGATGGTTCCGTAAGCGATCATTTACAGACTTGGTAGAAGACATGTGTGAAAACACTCCAAAGATCTTCCCAAATTATTCTGCAGAATAACTTGACTCTCACGCTCACCACTGATACAATAGTATAGGGAACCTCCGCAAGCATCACTCATAAGAACGATTTCACAGTGGGGGTTCCTTTTTGGTCCCATAGTTTATCGGTTAGAACGCTGCCCTTTCACGGCGGTGGGAGGGGTTCGACTCCCCTTGGGACTACCAATCCCCTTTGGTGTAATTGGCAACACTACGGTTTTTGGTACCGTCATTCTTAGTTCGAATCTAGGTGGGGGAGCGAGAGGAGAGGTATGTTTATATCAAAAGCAAGACTGGAAAAGATCAAAACCGAAGCCTGGAATGACGGCTTTGACACTGGTCGCAAAAAAGCAGTAAACGAAACAAGAAAAGTATTCATCAAACTATTGACTAAAGAGGTGGACTTGGGTATAATTGAGTATACAATAGGTCTCAATAGAGCAATAGAAATTCTACGCAAAGGAAAACAATAATGAATCAATTTTATTCTATGCTAAAGTCAGAACTAGAAGGTCACACTGACGAGCATGCACATGGGGGAGAGTCCCTCTTAGACACAATCATCGAAATTACATTTGGGATAGAGCATATGGCAGCAGAGTTTTTTTGGAATGCGGTGTTTCTCCTAACAGGCTTTGCCGTGTCAAAGGCAATTGCCCTACGCAAGATCCACAAATATATTGATGACAAGCACGGTGTGACCCACCAGAAAGACGAGTACTAATGGGCATCAAGCCACTTGAAGACAAGGTAGTTATAAAGCCAATCGAAGAGACAGAGAAGACAACTTCGTCTGGTCTCATTATTTCAACGCTAACAAAAGAAAAGCCCACAGAGGGTCTGGTCGTTGCTGTAGGCAATGGAGCAACTTTTGCTGACGGCACCAAGATGACCATCGATCTATCTGTAGGTGACAAGGTTATCTATTCCAAGTACGCTGGCACAGACATTGAGCACAATGGTGAGAATCTTGTAATTCTGCCATACCGTGACATCTTTGCTGTGATTGGTCACGTAGACATGACGGTTCAGTAGCATGCCCAAGATCAGCATTGAGGACATGACTCCAGAGCAACAGGTTGTCGTTCAGGTTCTTATCAATGAGGGCAAGATGCAGGCGTACGAAGAACTCCTAGAAGAGTTTGAGCGTGAGCACTTCGCCACCGCCACAGAAGATCCGTACTATGGCTATTACATTAAGCACGTAATCAACAGGCTCCACGAACTCTACGATCCGCTGTCAAGAGATACAGAGTAGCATGGAGTTTGACTGGTCCGTCATTGTCGGGATGATAACAGACATTAACCATGTAGTCGTTGACTTCTTTTGGAATACCATTTATGAGTTGACAGTAGCGATAATCTCATATAGAATTATTGTCAAGAAGTTAGAAAAACGTTTCGTAGAAAAGAATAAAGATGAGCAAGAGCAGGCAGAGTAAACGCAAGCAAGAGGCACAACTGGCTTCAATAGTTCGCAAGGCAAAGATTGATATGGAGAAGTGGATTTCTAACCTATCTGTTATGCCCACTGAAATTGAGATTAAGGCATTCCAGGCAGGGTACATTGCAGGAATCAATCGTGGA